GTGTTATAGGTCCTAGCCCAGAGGATAGATTCCCTTGGCCGCCATTTGATCCGTCACCAACAACATTGGAGATTTTTGCCCATTTTCTGTCTTCGGCATTTTCTGTACCTGCTGTTACCAGTGTTCCGTTCAGGAACTCTCTCGTGTCTGGTGATGTGAACTTGATCAAGGCACCCTGCTTGGCGTATTTCAGATTTGAGGTTGCCGAATCCCCAGTTGCCAGTGCACCTCCCGAAGTGAAGTAACCTGTGTTGGTGTTGGTTGTGGTCGTTGAAGAATTCCATGTCGCCGTCAGAGATGTCAGGCTCTTTGTGTCATACTTGTCATAGTAGAACTGTCTCGAGTAGGCCTCTTTAAGTTTTGATTCAACTGACAGATCAATCACTGACTGTATGTCACTCCTGTTGTTGAACGTGAAAGTGAATGTCGGGGTTGTCTCCTCCCTGTACAGTATGCCATCCTCCGCGAACACCGAAACGTTGGAGTAGGCTCCCGTGGGATCCAGTATCTCTTTTGCTCTGCTTATGCCCGAAGCAGACCTGTTTACTGATCTAACCTTGACTATCTCCTGTGATGCTGAAAGTGGAACCACTTGGTAGTCCTCCGCTGTGATCATCCTGTTCTGCGAGTAGTACACCTGTCCGGCCTTCTCCCTGATGGAATCGTTGGATTCTGTGGCCGCGGCGTTGTATACGGACTGTTTAAGACTGACCGACATGGTCAACGTCTGCTGTGATCCGTTGGCATCGATGTACGGCACCGACAATGAAATCCCCTGCATGTCGGCAGGTTGTATAGCGTATTTGGCATTGTCACTGGTTCTGTAGTAAGTCCTGAAAGAACCCAGTGGCAAGTTTGAGAAATTTCCATCCCCGAACACAAGGTCTATGGCGTCATTGTTCTTTGTGACAACATTGTAGATGTTCCTGATGTCCTTGGATAAAGAATTATAGATTGCGTTGTTGCCGGTCAGCGCAGGTACCTTGGTCCATTGTTCTGCTATCTGTCCAAATTGGTCAAGTTTGTACAACCAAACATCCGAGTTGTTGATGTTGGACACATCAAAACTTTTTACGTAATTTGTTATGGCAGTGTCCACTGTGAACTCCTGTCTCTCTAGGGTGCCCTGTTTGAATAACATGAAGAATCCTGTCTTGTTACTGCTGTCTCCGGAACCGTCGGTCCTGTATGTGTAAGTGAGTCCCGTGCCGGGCACTGGTGATGATTCATATATGGAATCACTGTCATTGACGGCGCTGGACACAATCTCAAAACGTCTGGTGGTGCCACCGATGCTCTTGCTGAATGTGAATATGGGTAGGTCAAGTTGATTGGAACTTAATGTGTACACCTCAGTGTCAACACCTCCTATCTTTTTCTTTTCCCTAGGACTGCCAAACAGTTGTCCGGTCTGGTTGGCCGCATTCATTACTGCAATGAACTGTTCCCTGTAGTTGGAGTTGGACGAATCGTTCCATATTATGGTCTGGTTCGCTAAGTTAGTGCCTGAACTGTCATTGACATTCTGTGTGGTCGATATGCTGTCAATTTTCAACAGGCCTGTTGCTGGAAGATTCCTCTTGGCGTTGTAGTTGATCAACCTCGCCAATCTCAGTACTGAATTTCTTCTCTCGGCGGTCTCCAGGAAGTTCTCCCTGGCGTTGAGGTCCACCCTGAATGATAGTGCCTGAGCTATGTAGGCTATGAGATCTATGAGGGCGACGTACTCTGAACTCTCCACGAAGTCATTGAAATCGTCTGGGTAGTTCTCCTGCAGGTAGGCCACCATGGTCCTTCTCAGCGTCTCGAAGTCGTATGATTTGAAATCAGCCTGTTGGAACGCCTGATAGATCTTGCGCCAATCCTCGGCTACCAGTAATCTGTTCTGTCTGTCTGTTGTGGCCATTGTATATACAACGGTATTTATATGCGAGGTAATATGCGCTTATTAAGATAGACGCAGAAGCGAGTTCTCGTCGAAGTTGAATCGCAGTTTCTCAGTGATGTTCAGGGGCACGTATGTGATAGTGGCCTGTATGGCTATGCCCTTGTCCGCCTCTGTGACCAGTATCTCCTGTGTGGATATGCGAGGGTCCGCGTTGAGGTTCGCCGTCACATCCTCCACTATGGCCTCTTTGAGTTGTTCCGTGAATGGCTCAAATATGGCGTCATATATGATAGTGCCGAACTCGGGATTCTCCACACGTTCGCCCTTGCGAACGGAAAGCCTGTTGATCAGGTCCTGTTTGGCCACTTCGAAGTCGTACAGTTTGAAGTTCTGCTTGTCCGCACGTGAGCTGAAACCTTTGAAAGTTGGATTTCTTTTTGATAGATCCCTGTTGTCTTCCGCCATTAGTCCAATCTCCTGAATTCCACATCTGTTTTGTTGTAGTCAACTGCGTAGAATCCTGTGTCTGTCATTGTTCTCGCCCATGGAACTTCCTGTGCCATCACACCCTCGTATGTTCCATCGGTGTGTTTGTATTTAAACGAATATATGTTGATGCCCAAAGGCGACTTTCCAACTAGTTTTATGCCTTCCTTCAATCTCTGGTCACTCCATTTAAAACCACCACCACTGAAGAAACTTTTGACCGCACCGCCTATGGCACCTATCTTGCTGGATAGGTTAACTCCCACATTCTGTAGGAAACTCTGACCCAATCTAGAGGCGTCCCTGGCGTTGAACAGTCCCGCCTTGCTGGCCAGACTCTTGACCTGGTTCATGCCCACTATCTTGCCTCCCACGACACTCGAATAGGTCTGAGTTATACTGCTTAGGTTGGATATGCTTGGCACTATGTTGCCCGCTGAAAGATTCTTTGTGAGACCTTGAACAGAGTTCAAGGCGTTGTTGGCCAAATCAATGTTGCCCGAGATGCCAGACAGTGTGTTGTTGCCAAGTGTGAACAGTTCACCTGCTTGATTGACGAAAACATTGTCCTTGAACAGTTCCGTGCTCTTTCCGGTGAAAGAATCAACAACCTGTGATGTGAGACTCGATGTAAGATCTTTGACATCTGTGTTGAATTCAAATCCTTTGATCTTCTCTGATATGCTGTCCTTGATGTCGAAGGGCAGATCCACTTTGCCTGTGATCCCGTAGATGTCATTGTACTTGGTTCCAAAATCGGTCAGCAGTTGTTTGGCCTTGATGGCATCTGTGCTTGACCCCATCTTCTGTTTGACGTACTCCAATGCGTCCGCTTGGTACTGCGCATCTCTGATGGCACTGTTCTCGCTGAGTCTATTCTGCATGTTTACGAACTCCGCAGTGCCTGGTGTGCGAGACAACTGACTCCAACGTTTCTTGTCATCGCTGTCTATCGGTATGATCCCGTCATTGCCGATCACGCTGGCCCTGAACATGGGTTCGTGAGTGACGAACCTGTGTACCGTTGTTTTTGTTTTCCTGGTGAACTGTTCTAGAGGTTTGATTCCTTTCTGCGCCAACTCGACATCACCCTCGTCCCTGATCTGGATGCCAGCCTTTTCCGGTGTGAGCCAACTTGGCCCCCAAGTGCTACTGGCACCTGTTGAGTTGAAGTGCACCTGCGCTCCCGCTAGGTGTATCTGTCCTGAGGCACCGTGTAACTGTGTGCCACTAGTGAATGATGATATGCCGTCCCTGGCGTAGTCCCTCACAGATCCCGCCTGCGAACTGTTGAGTATGCCCTTCTCTCCTAGGTTCAACAGGAGGTCCGCGGAGTGTATCATCTCATTGGCGGCACTGAACCTCACCTGTCCGTTGGCGTGCATGTTGATGTTGCTGTCCGAGTGCAGGTTGAAGTCACCCTCTGTCCTCATGTTGATTCCACCAACCCCAGAATAGATGTCTATCCTGCCATTGCTCTGCATCTCGATGTAGGCATTTCCAGAAGCGTTGGCTATGTAGATGACCCCGTCGGTGTCGTGCATCAACAGTTGATGTCCGCTTGCCGTCCTCAATCTTGTGAGTTGGTTGGATCCGTTCACCTCTCCATCATCCATCACAAGGCTGTGTCCAGGACTTCTGTCGGGTGTGACTGCTGTACCGTCTAATCCGATGTTGAGCTTCCTCGA